TTCGGGTAACATATCTACCACTGGCAACATCCAGGGTGGAAATATACTTGCCACCACAATATCAAACGCAGCCAGTTTCACGGGAACTATAGTATCAGTCACTGGTAACGTGAATGGTGGTAATGTGCAAGGCACAAACATAGTAGGAACCACTGCGGTATATGGCGGGTCAGTTGCTTCCACAAGAGCAAGTATTGATAGCAATGGTGATTATTTTTCATATTACCTGGCTGAAACTACTGCTAGGATTGTAATGGGTAGAGACCGCGGGGTTAGCGGTGGTGCTGGTATTGGTCTTGGTGGCGCCTCTTATGCATTGATCGGAACCAACGACACCTCAGGAACCAATTTATATTTTAAATTAGCCACCACGACGGGCACAGTTACAACATCACCACAGATGACCTTGACCAGCACCGGTTTGTCATTGACCGGCGTGATGAGTGCGGCGGGCAATGTCAACGGTGGCAATTTGATAACCACCGGTATAGCACAGATTCAAAATAATTTAGTAATCAATGCGCCTGCTGTGGGTGAAGGTGGCCAGTTGATTCTTGCCTGGGGAAACACACCCAACGTCACAGGACAAGCCAATCGAACATGGAATGTAGATGTTGATAGTTCAAATAACTTCCGTATATTCTATCAAGATGCTGTTGGTGCCGCTGCGGTTCCAATAACTATAACCCAGTCTAGCAATCTTGTGAGTATAATTGGTCCGCTGTCTGTGAACTCGGGTAGTAATGTCACAGCAATCATCAATGGTGCAGCCAACGCAGTAGGTAACATTGGATCATCAACCACATACTTCAACAGACTGTTTTCTCAAGCAACCACAGCACTTTACGCTGATTTGGCAGAGATGTATACCACAGATGCTGAATACGAGCCAGGAACTGTGATGATTTTTGGTGGCACGCAAGAAGTCACCATCAGCACAGCCACACACGATCACAGAGTGGCCGGTGTGGTAAGTACCAATCCAGCACACATAATGAATGCCGGACTACAAGGTGAATTCACCGTGGCAGTGGCACTCACAGGTCGTGTGCCTGTGAGTGTGATTGGTAACATCTCTGCAGGTGATCGTGTGGTCACAAGCAATCGAGCAGGTGTGGCAGAAGTGTTAGACATGACTCGCTATCAACCAGGCGTGATAATTGGCAAAGCCTTGCAGAGCCATACAGGTGACAAAGTTGGCGTGATTGAAGTTGTGGTAGGTAGATTATAACCCAGAGGTTATTTCCAGACTTGTGATCTTTTTCTGGATAGCATCTAGATTCACAGTGTTCCATAAACCTGGATGCAAGGGCCTTGGCAATCTTCCGCTGTGTATCCAGGCATAGCCCACATGTTCGTGGTTTAGTTTGGGAACAAACTCATGATCTACCCTACACCAAAAAGTATGATATTCAAAGCCACCATCTGGTGATGTGAATTTTTCTATAGGTATGAGTTGCTGATAATCGGGCATGCTGCCCAGTTCTTCCGCACACTCGCGTTCTACTGCTGTGATCAGGGTTTCATCGACTTCTACTTTGCCGCCAGCCAGTCCCCAGGTGTCGGGATATTTTGAATCGTTGCGTAACAGATACAGATAGCCGTGTGTGCTCACACAGTAAAACCAAACACCTACGGCTTTTACAACACCAGGTTCCATGAGCCTCCGGGATACAATCCGTCAATGCTTTTTACCCACTTGGTGCCGTCGGTACTGTTCCAGTAGTATTGGATGCCCGTGGTAAGATTGATCACGTATTGTGCATCTGTAGTATCCTGGCTGTTGAATGCTACTACCCAACGCACACCATTATACTCAATGATGTCATTGGCATGTGCTATCAAAGGTTGGCCGTTGGTACCTTGCCAGGCCAGCGGATTGATACTGTTGTCAATATCTCCGGTGCTTTCATTTAACAAATACCGTTGCCCTACCGCGGCAGGATTCAGGCCGTTGCCCGGAGAACTGGTCAACGGATTTACCACAGCATCTACCGGCGCCAAGGTGTTTTGTGGTGCTGTGTCGGGATTGATGTTGTAGATCAACAATCGATCATCGGCAGGATTCACAGCAATAGTTCCTATGATGCTTGAATCTGGTGCCCAAGGATTGTCAAGAGTTACATAACTGATGCCCGGTCGTAACACCCCATATGCACCGATCACTGTGGGCCATGTGATTTGTGGATTTTCTACGATGGGAAAACCAAACGGAGATAGACTTAGTCGATCAGGATTTACAGGTTGCGGTGGCTGAAGTACCTGCAGTTGACCATCTAATAATAAAACCTGATACCCCCAGGGTGTGACTTTGACTCTGGTGCCTAACAACAAGTCATTATCGGTCAAGGCATTAACTGCATCACCTTGTGCATCAAATATACTAGCGATCACTCGCTCTACCACACCCAGTTTCTTGATCTTGGCCGGAGACGACACCCAGATAGGCATGCTAAATGTCATGGTCATTATGTCTATAGGATCGTTAGTGCCTTGCGGAATACTTCTGCTGCTCCATTTCACATTGTCAAGATTACACACAGTGAGACTGGTCCAATCAATGTAGTTGTCTGTGGCCTGGATCTCCAGTGCCGGATTAAATAGTGTGGCGATCTGTTCGAACAACTGCATCTTCTGATTGGTATTTGATGTCCATATATCCAGATCTATTGTGAGTTTGTATGGCACAGGCATAAGGCGTTCTACTTGGAAAGCATTACCTTGTGTGGTTTCATAACTTTCTGTGCCCGGATCCCAGGTGCGTTGACGCACCATCATCTTGTTCACGTGATATGGCTCTTGCATACGCTCACGGTCATAAGTGAGTCCGGTGATGTGAAAAGTCATCATAGGAGTGGCATTTAGACTGTTGGCCGAATTCTGATTCAGTATGGTCTGTGCCTGTCTGCTGGCATCACCGTAACGTATGGGCACACGCACTAGATCGGTTGTGCCTTGTTCGTTACGCCCGTACTCTACTTCAAACAAGCTAAACATGCGGGTGAATTGCAGCAGATAGCGACGTATCTGATCATCATTGAAAAACATCTGGGTCATATTACTTCACCGCACAAGTTATTATGGAATCTAGCAAAAATATTTACACCAACAGTTTTTTGGCAGAAAAGACAAGTTACTTTTGGCTGTTTTTTTCCTCTCATTGGTCCGCCGTCTTTTCTTTTCCATCCACCAATAACTGTAGTGGCATGTCTTTGCTTTTGTACTACACGCATTCGTTCAATACTTTCTTGGCTGTGGCTTTTGTTTCCGCCGGCTTCTCTATTGTTGTAAACAACACCGAGTTCTCGATAGTGATTTAACCATTGTTGTTCTTTAAAGTTAAGTGCATCTATTGTGTTGGCCTGGTCGATTATTTCCCAACAAAATTTATCAACTCCGTGTTTCCTCATGCTGTCATAAAGATGGCTTTTTCTTCCCTTACGAGCATAGTCGCAATGAGCATACCATCGCATTTTAGGATCTTTTTGAATGGTTTGCCCAATATAGATTTTACCATTTACAGTATTTGTTATTTTATAAATGTGCATAATTAGCTTGACTTCTGATAAGGTTGTGTGGGCGGATACGGATTGGGCGGCAGATTACCACCTTGATCGCCGTTGGCATCATTGGGTATCAAGGCCTGGCTGAGACTCTGACGACTAGGTATGTTGCCCAGATCCGAAGTATTCACTGTGTATGTATTGTTTACAAAGGTGCTGCGTAAAGTATCGTTGGTGGATCCCGGAGTGAGATTTGTTCGTACCTTGCTCTCGATCTTGATCCAAGCAGTACCGTTGAAACGGAACAAGCGATTGGGGAAATAATCCAAGCGCAGGGCAAACTGTCCAGCGATCGGATTGATTGGAAAATTTATACCTGCGGTAACAGGCAAGCCATTGGGCGGAACCCCGTCGCCGGTCAAGTAACCTGCTGTATATCCGTCACCTCGAGGTGTGTTGCCGTCATTGGCCACTGTGCGGCTGGCATCAGTGATGGTGTAATCTGCGGTGTAAGTGGCAGATGCAGGGTTAGCAGGTGTGCCATCAGGGTTGGTAGCAACAATGTAGAACTTCACAACATCAAATCCTGATGTAGGAACTTCGGCTTCGGCCTGAGCAAGGATGGCATCGTTGATCTCCAGGTTTCTAGGTCTGGTACTTTGTTGATCTTCAATTGTGGTGGGATTAGTAACCAAGGTCCAATATTCCGTATTGTTGATATCTGTGCCCGGCGGCACATTCTTGTTGGATGTATAGTAAGTATCGCCCGAAAGCACTGTGACACCGCCAGGATAAAAATTGCCCGGATCCCAGATGTTGATGGGTTCAAAAGGCTGTTTGGTGATTTGATTGAATTCTTGGCTGTTGACCATGGGTGTGGCTTTCACGCGCCACAAGTGAGGCAGCCAAGTCTGACTGAACCCTTCGCTGGCAAATGCCGCGTCCTGAATCACATACCATTTTGGCAATGCTCTGGGTATGGCACTATCTAATGGATTATAGTCTCTGAGATTGGGAAGTTCTAACACATCTCCGCTCATGAGTTTGCGACCCATGGTATCTATCATGTTGTTGTAATGGAATGTGATAAACAAGGTATCGTTGTTTAGGAACAGGCCAAACTGGGTAAGATCAAAGTCAATGTCCTGTTGGCGATACACACCACGCATCACATAGATATCGTTGTCGTATGCTCGATCACGGTTCTCCAACAGCAGTAGGTCTTCAATAAACAGCGGGTTAGTCGAGTCGTACTTGGGCAGCGTAGCATCATTGTTGCCGGTATTGTCGTTGGTGAGCGGTCCCAAGTATTTGTGCAGATACATGTCCACCCCACCAACCTGATACATTTCACTTATGGTGCGATCGAAAAAACGGTAATCCGCGGTACGATTTGGTCGGTATAGACTGAGTCTTGGCATGGTGTTGTATTTATGGGCAGGTTTACCATATACGGTATGGCCATGTTGATAGTCGGTAGACGTCTATTCTCTCACCTCCGTAAAACTCAGTAAATCCGTATTGCTGCAAAATTTTAGTGTATATGCCATAAGCGGCATTATTATATGGATAGCAAAAGGTCTTTGGTACAAACCCTAATTTTTCTTGAAACCACTCGCATGTTTTTGCAGTATCTTCGTGTAATAACTTGATTTTTTCTTCAACATTTAATAGATTGAGATCTCGATGATAAAAACTATGGGCACCAATAGCCACATCATCAAATGAATTCATATATTTTATTTGGTCCACAGTCAAGAACCCAGGGCATCCTACCCAATCGCAAGTTATAAAATAGATTTTTTGTGTGGGTATTTCTAAAAACTTTGAAAAAGTTGTATAATGATCATCGTATCCGTCATCAAATGTAAGTAGAAATTTTTCCAACGGATGTTGGAAAATATCATCTGAGATGCGATGTATCATCAAACTTGGTTTAAGCATAGCGTATTTAGTGTTTGTAGGTTGACCAGAAAGTCTGCTTCAGTTACAATACTGGAATGAAAGTCATAAAACTAGACCGCAGATACCGACCGCACAAAGAAGCCGGATACGAAGCCGGCCTACGGTTTGAGGGCTGGTGGGATTACAAAGACAAAATCTCTCAGATTGAATCAATCTGCCAAAGTCGCTTGGGCACCAGCTGGTCGGCCCTGCGCTCTGATTGGGTTGGGTATTTTGGAAAACGAGGTCGTAATGTATCCGCACCCTACTACATCATGTTCCGCAGACAATCAGACATGACTTTTGTGCTCTTGTGCGCGGACTTGACCAAAAAATCATGATGTGCTATAATTACATCATAAACACCAGCAAAGGAATCCTATGGCAACCCTAGCAGCAAAAGCCAACGTCAAAGCGTTGAACCCACGCAGCCCTGACACAAAATACGTTGGCAACGAACCTGAGTGGCGTGTGCAACCCACGGAAAATCGTTCCAGCAAGTTCAGCAATGCGTTTGGCTGGTATAACTATTTCTACGGCAAGAAAGATGCCAAGGACTTTATTGGTGCTTACTTGGACGCACACAACCGCACCAAAGATGCTCGTCGTATCCGCACCCTGCCTGACAGCCAAGTTCGACTCACCACAGGCTGGCTGTGCCGCATGGTTATTATGGGGCTAGAACTGTCTGATACTGAACAGATCAAACTGGACAACCTGATCCTAGAACTCCTGGCAGAAAAACAAACTGAACCTGTGGAAGCGGTGGAAACAAAACCTGCTGGCCCTACTATCCAGGATCGACTCAAAGAAAAAGCATCAGAATGCGCCGGTGAGATTGAAGGCCTGTTTGACGACTTTATCGCCGCAGGGGCCAAGATGTCAGCACAGTTTCAACCCATCACCATCATCCGTGGACACAATGTGGCACCGCAGTTGATCCACCAGATCCAACAGATCTGGAAAGATCACTTGACTGAACTGGAAGCAGTGGTCACAGGCAAGGACGCACAGTTGGTGGAAGGCTACGGCTATTTGACCAAAACTCAACTCAAGCAACTGGTAAAGTTTGCTGAGCAGGTTATCACTGACTGCAACAACTATGTGCAGATCAAGAAAGTGGAACGCAAACCACGTGCCAAGAAAGCAGTGAGTGCCGAAAAAGTCACAGCCAAATTCAAGTATCTCAAGACATTCCCAGACCTCAAACTGGTTAGTGAACCTGCTGTGAAACTGGTGGATGCCACAGAAGCCTGGCTATACGACACCGTGAAACGCAAACTGATCCATGTGGTTGGTGACGCACATCGCGGCAACTTTACAGTGAAGAGTTCTGCTGTGATTGGCTTTGACACAGGCACAAGTTCGCAGAAAACCCTGCGTAAGCCAGCAGAGACTCTGAAAGCATTGTTGGCAGCAGGCAAGCCAGCAACCCGCAAGATCTTCAAAGAGTTGACTACTACAGAGACCCAATGGAACGGGCGTGGAAACGACAACTTGATCATTCTCAAAGTATGGTAGGAATATTTCCGGTTAATCTAGAATATCTACAGATTGTTGATCTCAACGATCCTATACAAAAAGAAAGAGTTGATCGCACCATAGATCAGGATATTGGCCACCTGATTGGGTCAAATAGACTGGTGTTAGGAACGGTGCTATGGGAATACAGCACCAATCCACGAGTGCAGTATAATCTCAAATATTTTGAACAGAAGTGTGAAAAAATTGGTATTCCGGTTCATTTTTTGCTAGGGCTAGAAAAAAAATCAATCCTGAGAAATACCAGCAACTGCACATTTGTTGATTTTTTCTTGTTGAGATCAAGACATCAGTGTGCTCGCCAGCTATGTAACGAACAATGGCGTCCTGACAACAAAAAGTTTTTGTTCTTGATGGGCAAAGCATTCAAGCCGCACAGGATGGGGCTGCTGCATAGATTTTATAAACAAGCCATGCTGACCGATGATCAGGCCATCTGGTCATTTTATGACGACATAACTGTGAAAACCCTCAAGGAGCATGTCCCTGGTGCCAGTGTGACAGAAATACAGGATCTACTGGATAACTACAAACGATCACCCGACTGCGTATATCCCACCAGCAATCACTATGGAGGATTTCCGTTTGATCATGCGCTGTACACCAACACAAATCTCAGTGTAGTGTCAGAGACATTGACCGCTGTCACATGGAACACTGAAAAAATCTACAGGGCCATGTTGAACAATCATCCGTTTGTGATTGCAAGTGCTACTGGTCATAGTAGATATTTAAAACTCATGGGGTTTGAAACATTTGATCAATTTTTTGCTGTGCCCGATTATGACTTAATCACCAATCTGGACACTCGCTTGGATGCTGTGGTCACCAATGTGAAACATTTTGATCCTGCCAACAAGCAGATACACTTGTCGATTGAAAAAAATATTCAAAGATTGTGCCAGTTGGCAGACTACTATGCTGATAGTATCAATCAAGCATTGGATTCAGATACCTGGATGGATTTCTTGTTTCAGGACATCAGTCCTTATTGTTTGACTTGGCAATATTATTATCAGACCATAAAAGATCCATCATGGCCTGAATGTGCCACCATGGCCGACTGCGCCAACTTGCCCGAACGTATACAGCAAGAGCTCAGTACGGTTTTTAAATTGGCTTGGTAATCGGCTAAATATCGGGGACGGAGTCCCCGATGCAAGAACAACAACCAATAGACCTAGTAACGCTCAAAAACAACCTTTTTGAGTATGTGCGCCTGCAATTGGGCAGCCAGATCATTGATATTGAACTGGATCCTGCTCACTTTGAAGCAGCATATCAGAAGACCATTGGCACTTATCGCCAACGGGCCAATGCTGCATATGAAGAATCATACAGTTTTATGCAGTTGGTTAACCAGCAAAACATCTATACCTTGCCGCAGGAAGTGCAGAGTGTGCGACAGATCTTCAAACGCACCTTTGGCATAGCAAGCGGGCCTTCGGGCGCAAACTTTGATCCGTTCAGTCAGGCACAGATGAACGTGTACTTGATCAACTTCAATCAGTCGGGCGGCCTAGCCACATACGATTTCTACAGTCAGTATGTGGAATTGGCTGCCAGGATGTTTGGTGGATTCTTAAATTACACCTGGAATCCTGTCACAAAGAAACTGCAAATCATCCGCAATCCAGCAGGTGG